CGCTGGATTCGTGCTAATACTATATTGCTCATTTGTCTCCTCTTACTTGACTTGACAGGACCAGTAGATCCTGAGTCTCTGTCCGCCTATCTCGCGTTTCGCCAGTATCGGGTCGGGCAGCTTGAACGGCGACCACTCGTCTGTTAGCGGGATCTCGAACATCTGGTGTTTCTGGCCGTTACCCATACGTACGAATGTTGCTGGTATGTCGCCGTTAATACCTGCATGGTAGGCGCCAGGCGATGCTGGTTCGTTAACCCTTATTGTGTCCATAGCCAGTTGTATACCGTTACCGCTCAGTACTTCGAGTACTGCCGTGCCTGGCGCTGGGCTATAGGCACCCGCCTTACCGCTAGCCGCGTTCGCTACTATGTTCTCTGAGAAGTTGAAGTGCTCAGCACCCGGCATGCCCGGTACCGGTACACCTACTTGCGGCTGCGGAACGGCGCGTTTACCCCAGATGTACTTCCTGAAGAAGTTCATACTACCGCTCCAGCCTATGTACGTTTATCTGGTGACTTGCACCTGAATTCTCACGTACTATCCGTGCCCAGCGATAGCCTAACGGCGGATCGAATGTAGTTGCCTTACTGGTAGGGTGCGGCATAGCATACGACCCGAAACTAGTCCATTGCGACCAGGCAGCTTCGTTTATTGTGCCGCCCGTGAACGGATTGGCACTTGCGTTACTGGTCTCGTAGGTCATCGTACTGGTCACACCCGACGTCGTGTAGTGACTTACCGTTAAGTCGAATGCGAACCGGGTAGAGATGACATTACTCGTTACTACTGACTCGGGCACTCCCGAGAATGGGTCTATGAATACCCAGTTACCGCCATATCCTCTTGACATAGTCAACCCTCCTTATTAGGTTGCTAGGGTTGACTAGAAGTTGATTCCGACCCAGCGGATCACGTTGTTGCCACCAGTCACGACGGCAGAGTCGCTAGCAGAACTGAGTACTAGCCCGCCAACATTAGCAGCTGATACATAAGTCGTTATTACTAAGCCCTCGCTTAGTTGCGAATCAGAACAAATGCCAAAGTAGTCGGTAGTTGCGTCTAAGCCGGTAGCTGTAACTGTAGTTACCAGCGATGCTAGTGCAGCTACAGTCAACGAAGGCAACGTAAACGTACCACTAGATATCTTGTGGATACCTGCGATGTTATTAGTACCAACACTGAATACAGCACCGGTACCCCTACTGCGCGGCGTCAAATCGGTGCGTGCCGGGTCGATACCTATACTCAATCCACTCACATGAGTTAATCCAAAATCTCCAACAGCCATTCTATTATGACTCCTCTACTAATAGGAAGAGCAGAGGCCCTTACGGACCTCCACTCGTCGTTTTGTTCCTTACCTGTGCCTTCACCTGTGCCTTAGCCTGTGTTAAAGTTTAAGCGCCGGTAGTTCCGTAGATGCCACGCCACTCTCCAAATCCGGTGGCGTACGCCTGTCTTACCTTGCGCTTGATGTCTTCCGTCTCGAAGTCTACTTCACTACCTGACTGCGGATTGAATTTCCACAGGTAGTTCAGGTCGTGCGTATCGCCCAATAGGAACCACGCTGTAGTAGACGTCAGATAGTCTACCACCCTGAAATCGAGCCCGAAGTCGCGTAGTGCGTTGATGTCGTTATCTGCGGTACCGGGCTTACCTGGACTGCCCAATAGCTCGCGTGCGACCATCATCAGGTCGGGCGGGATTACGAGTTTGCGTGCGGTCGCAATGAACGGGCGACCTCTATCGTTTACCCACTTCCTGAACTGGATTACGGCATCGTGTAGGGAACTCAGCGCCAGCGCAGAGTCTGTACTGGGCCTATTCGCCTGGTCGGTGCCGCCGTCCATACGGGTATGATTAGTACTGCACAACTGCAGACCGTCGAACCCGGTATTGGTAGTTCCGAAAGCGTTATTCAGTAGCCCGAATGCGGCTACTTCCTGATCGTCCTTTACCGCGCTCATGAGGTCGCGCTCGAATTTCTCTACTTGGCCGTAGAGTTCGTTGATGCGCATACGCTCAGTTACGCGATAGGCACCAGATTTCACCTGGTAGTTATAGGTTTTCGTTACAGGCTGGATCGGGTCCAGATAGGTCAACTGCTGACCTTCGTCCTGCAGAACAAGTGGTCCGAAGCCGGCCAACTTCGCGTCCGTTTCAGTTGCTTTAGTCATCTGCCCGATATTGAAGATATCGGTGAACTGAAGCTCGCGTGGAGGCCAAGACTCGTGCCAGATATTCCGCAGTCCAGGCTCCAGCAGGAGTAGGAACTGGGTACTGGTAATAGTCATTTAATGGTCTCCTTAGCCCACAGCCCCAGAGCCAACGCCCAGAGTTGTGCTAACGATTGAGATGATGACCCACGACTTATTGGATTCTTTGTCACGCTGTGCTATAGTCGCGTCAGTCGAAGATTCCGATCTGACAAGCGCGTTATTAGTGAGACTGGAGTTGATATCGCCTAGTTGCCAATCTCCAGACCCGTGTGCGCTGAGTTCCGACGTATATCCGCGTGTGGCAGAGCCTGCACTATTAATGGTAGCCGTGATCCAGAATCGGGTTAGCGGCTGCGCTACTATGTACGGGACTTTATCACTTACTGACTCAGTCGAACTCGATAGTGCGACACCAGCAATAACAGAGCCTGCCGCCTGCAGTACATCTGCATACGACAGCGAGCTATCGGAGAACTGTAGCAGGTCTCCCTTACTGAAAGCTGAAAGCGGCTTTCCATGCTCGATCTCTAGTGGGCCACCGGCATAGGATAATGCCATTGGTGGTTTCCTCCATGTTATTGATTATGCCTACGGGTACGATACCCGTAGAATGGCAGGCTCTAAGCGCGGCCAGATCCTACTCTAAGCAGGGTCTATACTACAAGATAGGGATATATCTACTGCAGACCAAACTTTGGAAGGCGCCGGTCAACTTAATGACTCTGAGCTGTGCACAGCCCGCTCGCGCGAGAACGCCTGTAACTTTTAATACCCTCTACGTCTATATCTATCATACAGTAGCCAGCTAACTGCTACTACTAATGCGATCTCTATCATTAAGGTAGCCCCACTTCTATATCTTCTAGTGCCTTTCTAGTAGCACGGATTTCTTCGAGTAGGACATTATTGTTACGACACAGAACAAACATTCTACCTTCCAACGCCTTGATATACCCTAACGGGTCTTTCTTTATTGCCGTAACGTTATAATCTGTTACCTGCTCAGGTGTTAGCAATTGTAGCATTAGGGTAATCCTGCCTGTTCGTCTGTTAGTTCTATCTTGCGGAATTCCTCAGTCTCCATCTGGACAGTACCTGAGCCTACGCCGGTCTCCATGAACTTGCGGTGCGCTTCCTCATCGCGTTGGACTTTACGGTATTTGTCGCCCGGTATATAGGCTAGTAGCATATCGTCTTTAGCTATAGTACCGTCCTTATCTACATGGCCAGCAGGTGGGAAGCCCCAGCCGTGCTGGTCCAGCATATTACTATGCCTGTCGGCTGTAGCGTCGTTAATGACTTCGTAGCCAAGCTTCTTCCAGGGCATGAACCCGCGATAGTCTTTAGGTACCCATGCGAGGTTAGCAGGCAGCTCGATCGGCTTCTGGCCCTTAGATTTGAGCTTCTCGTTCATATGACGCTGATCGGAGAAGCCTTCCACGTAACTGGAGTCCCAGCCGCCTTCGGGTGGTTCTACGAGTTTGGCCTTCATGCCGGCGTTCTGTTCGTGGTGCTTCTCTGCGTCGGTCTTAGAGGTACCGCCGAACAGGAGCGGCTTTATAGTCTTTCTATCATCTGACATATCTATTTCTCCGTTAGATCGTAGGACTTGAATTGTCTGCCGTCCCGTATGGTCTTGGACTGCATCATCTGCTCTATGTATTCCTTCATGCTCGGGGTGGCGTTAGGGCCGTAGAAATCGAGTCTTCGGTCGAGACTCCGCTGGATGTCGGCTAGTGTCAGATCGTTCTCTTCCAGCCAGCGTTTCCAGTTATCGGGTAGGTCTATAGGCTCGCCTGTTATGGGTACGCCTTCACCGCCAGTACTGGTTATATCGCCCTGCGGCGCATTCTGTAGGTACTGCTGGACGCCTTCCTGAACGAGATCTTCTACATGCCTACCCCTGACTATGGATATGATATTGGTGTAGGTATTGGCATCCACTACCTGCGTATTCTTAGCTTCCTCTATCAGTGTCTTGATCTCAGGGCCGTATTTATCCCATTCGGTAGTATTGGCCTGCCTAGATAGTAACTCTAAGTTACCTACATTCTGGCCGTAGAGGTGCTGGACTGCCTGCTCGAAGCCCTTGAATCGCTGCTCTACATTGTCCATGAGGCCCTTCACAGTTCGGCCTTCTATCAGTTCGTCGTCGCCTATATTAGCGTATGGGCTCACGGGCGTAGTAGCAGGCTCAGCTGGTGCAGCTGGTGCTGGTGCCGGTTGCGGCATCTGCGATATTGCCGTACTCACCGCCTCTGCTATAGCGTCCTGTAACTGCTCAGGAGTTAGGCTTAGGGTCGGTGTCGCTTCTATTCCAGTCGGTGATCCGGTCGAGCCAGGCGGTACCGATGAAGGGTCGGGTATCGAAGAGGGATCGGGCGTCTGCAGATTGTCTTGCGGTTCTGGCACGGTGTGCTTCCTCTGTTATGGTGTCTACTATCCTGATAGCGTCGCGTAATGCGCTTATAAAGCCCTGCCGGTAGTACATCCTGTTGGGCTCTTTCTCTGCTAGTAAGTAACTACCGTTATATTCAGCTACGTCCTGGAGTAGCTTCTTATATATATCGAACGCTCTATTCTCCTTGAGGCTCGATAGGAGTTCTATCTGGTGCTCAGTTAGCCCGAAGGGTAAGTTAGCCTCCGAGCCCTTGGGCTTCTTCCACGAGAATATCATATTTTATAACCCGAATATAGAGCCGGTTTGCTGGGGCGCTATTGCAGGGCCTGCTTGTGGCTGGCCGAAGCCCTGCTGCTGCGGTAATTGCGGTGCGGCGGCTCCGTTGCCTTGGCCTGACTGCGGGAGGTAACGCTCTGGGTTCTGGATGTTGTGCGCCTCCAATAGTCGTTTAAGGAGTTCGGTTCCGCCTGTATATGCGGCCATTAGGGTGTTCTGGAATAACTGCTGGTCGCCCGTTGCCTGAGCTATCTGGACTAGACCCTCGTAACTCGTTGCCATAATCTGGATGAGCCCCAGCAGCTGCTGTTTCTCTGTTTCCTTGTTCACTTGCGAGCTGGTGGTTGTTACCTCTATGCCCAGACCTTCCTCTAGTGCTGTTACCGGTAAGTCCAATACCTCTATTACAGCTGCTGCGTCATCGCCCATCATCCGCTTGGCTAGAGTTGCCCACTTGGTATCGCCTGACTGATGGCGCTGGGCTATCATCTGGAGTGTGCGCTTGCCTATGTTGGCTAGCCCGCTAGTCCTGATATTGCCCAGGATCATATCGAATTTCTTGTTGCCTTCGTTAAGTAGGCTGAGTACGGTTGTCGCTGGTGTTCTACTGGGTAGCCCGGTTATGTTGCCCGTGCGTAACTCGTTTACGCTAGTCCGGTTCTCAGCCCATTCGCGGAGTTGGCCCAGGAACTCGAATATACTGGGATATACATCGCCTAATCTTATCTCCTGGATCTGCTCGCCTTGGCCGAGCGGCCATACTTTGCCTGGGTATATCTTCTCGCCGCTAGCCATTGATATGCCTTCAGTCACACCGTACATTCGGGTATTGGCTATCAGTGCGTTATTGATGCCTGCATTGAGCAGTCGTGAACTGGCCGCTTGCGCGTATTCGTCCATTGCGGCTATACCCTTACCCAGCAGGCTGAATGTCTGTATATACTGCTCCAGCTCGTATAACCGTTTACCGTGATGCCACTGATTGAATACCGCCTGCAGAACAGTAGCTGTCGGCTGGTGCCATATGACTACCAGGTCTTCGTCTATACCGTCGTCGTCTACGTCGTACCGGCACTCGATACGCCATAGTTCTATCTTCTTATTGACTGCAGGCTGGTATTGGTCCAGTTCGCGTATTTTTTGCTCGACTATTTCTTCTTGCTGGGACTCGCGTTTGAGAATATCTTCAGTAGCTTGCTTATCGAAGTTAGGTAGGAACGGTTCCTGACCTTTCGACATAGCACGGAGCTGGTTGACGGTGAGCTTGAACCGGTGACCGCACCATGCGGCTGGCGCTACTACTGCGTCTGGGTCGAGGTCCCACGCGTTGGCTGGCCAGATGAAGTCGGCTAGTGGGATATGCCGGCATACCGGCTGATCTACAGTTACGATATTGGATACGGTTATACCGTTATCGTCGTAACTGCGAACTTTCTTACGCTGGAATAGCCAAGTCGGATGGTATATTCCGGTGCCCAAGGTTATCAGTTCCGGGAACAACCGGCGGTGGACATTCCGCATCTTCAGGTAGAGTCGATCGATTATAGTCAGGAACTCGGTGATCGGGTCTACCTTATCGGTGAACTCGCCGGACAGATCTACTGCGGTCCATAGGTTACTGGTAGCGTGTATCGACTGCACAAACTGGGCAAGTACCGGCTCTACATGCTCGGCAGTTATCGGGATTTCCTCATTCGAAGCTCCCGGAAATGGGAAATCAGCAGATCCGCGTCTGGGCGCTTCGTATTGCTCGATATAGGAAGCCCACTGGCGTTCCATACCGCCACGAGAGCCCAATGCATTGAATAGTTCAGAAGCTAACCAAGCCTTGAATTCCTTGCGGACTGCGGTATTACGGAACTTTACTCGTTCGGGCATATTAGTAGCCTAAAACTCGCTTTACTTTCAGGAGATCACGAAGTTGAGTATCTGCCAACTCAATAGCTTCAGCGAAATCCTCGTCAGGATACTTCTTTGCTGTCTTTAAAATACCTTTAATATGTACTTTAAGATTGGATATCTCACGTACCAACCTTTTCTTGCCACCGATTCTGCGATAGTCGTCCGCTAATAGGTTTATATAGCTAGCCTTCGTATGCTGAGAGAAAGCACGCACATCACCCAACAAGTCTTTTATTCTAGAACCTCGTTGAGCAGCGCCACCGGCCCTACCCGCAAAACCTATAGCCCTACCTACACCACCCACGGGGCCACCCATCGCTTCCATTGGATTTATATTGAGTAGGAACTGTAATGCTGGAAGCATGCCAGTGGATTCTACGCCGAATAACCTTCCCAAACGCTCCAGGGGCAACATGGGTGTTGGTACTATAGATGGTCTCGTACCTGCTTGTGCCTGTGTAAGGAACATCTGCCGCAACGCATCTTGCGGTGAGACTGTCTGGGCAGACGAAACTACCACGGAGCTATTTCACTTTAGGTGCGAATTGGTCAACGCCTTCGGGCAGACCGCCTACCTTACCACTACCACTCACCGGCTCGCCTTTACCGCTATCGGTTACCTTTACGTTCTTCATAGGCGTATCGCCGTGGAATACACCGAATTCGCGGGTATCGCTGGCGGTAGGTGCCTGATCGGGATGATAGACGGGTCCACTTACCTTCTTAGGTAGTGGTGTAGTACTAGTGAAAGTCTCAGGTGAGTCGTGCTTATGTAAAGCCATTATTTCTTCCTTCTAGGTTTCTGGCCGCCGGCTACTGCGCCGAATAGCTTGCGCTGCTTGGTAGTCAACTTCTTACCGCGCACCTTCTTATCGTGCAGTATCTTCTTAGCTTTAGCTTGGGTAAGGTGCTTACTCATTATCCGGCTTAATGAATGGCAGTATCCTAGTACGCCTACCGGCATAAAAGGCGATAGCCATAGCAAAGCCGAAGCCTACAAGTGCGAAGATCTCAAATTCCATATCATTCTCCTATTATTACAAGATACGTACAAGTGCTGCTTCATTCCAAACTTATGTTACTGCGTTCAGTACCACCTTCTCCGATACGGGCCATCCGACGTAGCGTTAGTAAACCGGCAGAGCAACCTCCGGGCAGGTTGAACCTGCACCAGATCTGTTATATCCCGCCCCTGGCATTTGGCGGGCGGTTTCGCAGGTGTTTGTTTATGAGCAAGCGCATTCTGCTGAAGTTGTGCTTGCATCATCGCATACTGCCCGAACTGCTGATTTCCTAGTAGGCCGTACAACCCTAGACCACCAAGCCCCAAGTTCTGAAATGGATTATTCATGTTCTATATTCTCCTTGTTTCTGCCTGCCTTTACTAGCGCCCAGCCCATAGCTGTTACGCTCTCTTCGTGGATCTCTTCCAGCATCCATTTCATTGGCTTGTAGTCGCTTCCCCTGCCGTAGTTGGTTAGCATCTGCTCTGCGAATTCCCAGAGTCGCCATGTAAGCGCATGCACCAGTTCGTGGATTACCAGTTCTTCCAGATCGAGATCGTCTTCTTCTATACGCTTGGGATTAAATGTTAGTGTCAGTTGACGATAGCGTGGCTCTGCTGTGGAGCTGCCGTGACTAGAGAAGATATCGCTTACTAGGACCTTGATCTCCCACTCACTTAGTCCAACGATCGGTTGCCATTTCTCTATCAAATGGCTGATCGTCTGGCTTATGTCGGGCTCCGCGTCCCCAATCTCTGAGCTTCTGGATTTGCTGGTCTTCGTACTTACGCCGCTTTTCTTCTGCTTTGGATTCTCGGCCAATTATCCTGCTCCAGTCGTTAGTTAAGTACGCCATTGCGTCTAGCAGATCGTCGTGTCTACTGCGTGGGAACCGCTGGTACTCTCTTATGAAGTCGGTATGCGTAGCGTGGATATATACATGGCCCAATCGGAAGAATGGCTCTAGCCCGCGTATCCGCATTTCCTTAGTTACCTTAGTGCCTGGCTTGGCTTCTACTATGGGTAGGTGCTTATGCTGGAGGAGCTGGGCTAGCGCCTTCTGGTATTGGACTGTCTCTATGTAGATCCGTCTGGGCTTGTACTTGCGGCTCAGGTCCTCGATCTTCTTTATCAGGTCGAGTACACCCAATCGTTCTGCTATAGCCTCGAATATTATATGCTCGATACCGTTAAGTGTGCCGCTGACTATGATACCTGAGTAGTCGGCTTTGACTGACTCGGATATCGCGGGGTCTACTGATATAGTGCATGCGAATTCGTGTGCTTCTGCGTAGACTATCTCGCCGCCACGGTCCCGGTACTTCAGTTGTCTATCTGGTACAGTCCAATCGTAGTATCTCAGCCATGCGTCTTTGAAGTCTCTAATGACCTCACTAGCCGGATCGAGCATGAAGTTGGCTGCGAATAGCTCGGGATCGTTACGCTGGATATGCAGCCATCGGCGTTCCGGCCATTTCTCGGGGAATGTTATCTTGCCATCCACTATAAGTGGGAGCTTGAATGTAGATAGTTCGCCTTGTACTGTCAGGATATGGTACTGTATCGAGCCGTCTGGCAGCTTGAGTGCCCATTCGTACTCGCGTGGCTCTTCGCCGCCGCCCCAGAGGTCTACTGCATGATCGTAGCAGTCGCCTTCCCACCAGGGTGTCCCAATAAGGGTTATAGGTGTGCCCGGCCCATCGCATAGTGGCTCCAGTCTGTTCATCCACCTTTTGATCTTCTCGATTTCGGTGAAGCTGCCAGCCCGTGCGTTCTCGGCTGCTTCGTTGGACATGATATCGTCCAGTATCCATTCCGCCATGTGAACGCCGGTTACAGTCTTATCTATACCAGCTGCGAGTACGGTTGGCTCCTTTCGGACTATATTGCGCTTGACGTCTATTTTCTCAGCGGCCCAGCGCATATCGTGCCGTTCGCCTTCAGACGGTATGATCTCGGGGAAGAGAAGCTGCAGGAGTTCATTCTCCTCGAATACCTGCTTGATCTCGCCCAGGAAGCCCTTAGCCATATCTGTGGATTCGTTGGCTATACCGGCAGTATGGTTGGGATTACGCAGGATATTACGGAGGGTTCGGGTCAAAGTGATCATCTTTGATTTTCCGTATTCCCTGGGCACGAGTATCCGCTGGACACGGCATGCGTCTACTTCCGGGATACCCGTCTTCCTATCAGCGAACATAATCATACTGAGGTGAGTACGCGGGACCATAGGAATCTTATCATGGCCCAGCATCTCGTTCAGCCACCAGAGGTCGGTACGGGCCTTATCTCTGAACTTATGCCAGGTCTTATCACCCGGCTTTATCTCAGGTAGTTCTACTAGGGACATTAAGGTATATATACACCCCAATATTCATCGGTTGATTCTTCCTCTAGTCCACATCCACGACCACAACCAATTACCCAACCATTAAGGCGCTCGATGAACACCCAATCGTGGTAACCAAACCAGCAAAACACCTTACGTAGTTCTACTAGACTCATCTTCCACAAACTCTTGTAGTCGTGCTACAGTCAGTAAGTGCTTACCTTCATTTTCCCTTAAGCCGAGATACCGCAATTTCCTTAACCAGCCCTTGTCTGTCACATCGGGCTGCTGTTGCATCCAACGAACGAGGTCACGTAGTAATGCTTGGCTCATCTTCTATCTTACGGTAACGAGTGATGCGGTAGTCGTCGCCGGTCACTGTCAACTCGTCGCCATCCTGCATCGTGAAGCCTTCTGGCGCTCGTGGCTGACAGAAGCCGTCATTCCATTCGTACCCGACTTTCCCATACTCGAACGACACCTCGAAGACTTCACTTTCCATTAGTGTCATCACTCTCTATTAGTTTGTATTCTGCTTCCTGGATAGCTGTATCTGCAGGACTTGTAAGTAGGTCGTCCAGGCTCTTTACTTCTCTATCGAGCGATATCCTGATACTAGAACCCTGGATATTGAGGTTCAGGTTCTTGGCCTTATCGAATACTCCAATATTCTTCAGGATCTCCATATCTATCTTAGCTGCCGACTCGTATTGGCCGGCATCGTACATGCGATCGCGTGACTCTATTATGTTCTCCCAGCTGTGGTGCCCCTCATCGTGCATACGAGCTTCGATTATCGCACGGTTATCACCCCGGAAGTTCTCGCATTCCTTGAGTAGTTCCTTGCCGTCCTTCGTATTGCGGTATTGTGAGAAAGTAGTCGGAGCTACGCCCAGTTCCTTCGCTATCTCTTTATTGGTGAGATCGTATATATACTGCCGTACTATCGCGTTCTTGTACTTGAGCTTTATTGGCCGTTCGCGCCACGAGATACCGCTGCGTGGGCCGTACCTATCCTTCAGCCACTGTAGCCGTTCGGGAGTATGCTTGGGTGGTGCAGGTAAATTAGTGCTACTTGAACTCTGTGTGCTCACTCGATTCCTTACTCAACTTGATTGCGATAGCTTCCTTCAGTGCCTTAATGAGAACTGCTCCGTAGCTCTCGCTATTTATACTCTGTATGCTCACTCCTTGGCCCATAGTTCTTCAGCTTGTTCGCACGTTAGGTCGGAGTTCAGCAAGTGTGCCATCCGTTCTGCGGCTTCACGTGTTGGGAATGGATCTCCAAGTATGATTACATCGTCTCCCCCACACGTCACATGAAAGTGACTGCGACATTCGCGCACCTGATATACAACATTTTCACTGTTCACTTGTACTCCGTATGTTCACTCATGAACCTTACATTGAGGACACTTAGGATTGTACTTGCCGGGACAGGGTCGGCTTGCGAGTTCCCTAACTTTTCTTGCCTCATCTGAATCCACCCACTTGTTCTCGCATGGGTCTAGTAGATCATTTGCAATAGCGTATTCTAAGGGGTCATCCCATCCGCAATCGAAGCACCAAGCTCCCGGCCAAACAGACCAGTGATGTTGTTTCATTCACTTATACTCCGTATGTTCTGACATGAACCTCAGATGATACTCGTACGCTTCTGCGTTGGCTGTCTCCCGGCTATATGCGAATAGCTGCTTGAGTGCTCTTATGTTGTCCTCACGATAGCCGTGCTGGCCTTGATAGGCTGAGTTCCACGGGTGGATAGACGTACCGCCGTAACAGAGGAACGGAGCTAGTGCTAGGTCGGTGCCATTACAACGTGGGCAGAGCCATAAGTTCATCGGGCTACTAGAGGCGATGCTTATAGTCTCGCAAGGCGAATGCGGCTTAAGGGCAACAGCCTTACAGAGGGCGGAGTACCAGTGGGTACTATCGTGATCACGCATTGGTATCTATAATAACACAATTGATATCCATTGTCAAGCCCTTGTGACCTTGACAACTGATACCCAATACGTTATCTTTAATACCGGCGGGTCCTACCTCTCATACCCGCCTTACTCCCTTTCGTGGCTCCGACCCTGCTTTCGGGGCCATTATACCAGCAGATATCAATAAGTGTAGGTATCTCTATCCGAGAGGGATTCTTACTGTTTGACTCGCAGTTGGCTTTATGCTATATTTACTACTGCCATGACACTACATAAACGCAAGATAATCATCTCCGCAGACTTCTCTGATTTCATAACAGGTCCGGTGAGCATGAACGGCGCTACTAGTTGGACGCCTGAATGGTTAGTCGATCAGCTGATCCTTAAGAGCGGATTCAATATCATAGGCGGGGCACCCAAAGTAGGGAAGAGCCTACTCCGATCTCATATTCTTGTGAGTGTCATGGCGGGTCGCCCCGTCTTTGGTCAGTTCGATACCCAGCCGGTCGAGAAGGTACTCCTCATGGCGGGTGAGGAGATCCTGGAAGTCGAAGAGGCCCGGATACGTAGGGCGGCTAACGGGCTGGCTGTTGGCGATCAGGAAGTACCCATCTATATAATGCCCCAGAAGGGCTTCTTCTTCGATGACTATCCCAGTTTCGAGAACTTCATTAGATGGGTACTGGACGAACAGTTCGATATCGTATGTATAGACCCGCTAATACGCTGGCATAGAGCCAACGAGAACGTATCGGGCGAGTTGAGTCCCGTACTATCGAATCTCAGGCGGTTGTGCCATGAAGGCGTTACTATCGTTCTGGTCCACCATACGAGTAAGCCCAAAGAGGGAAGCGAGGACTGGCCGCTAGGGTACCTACTGCGTGGGTCCAGCGACCTGGCAGCTATCTACGATAACCTCATAATCCTTAAGTCTACTACCGGCGGGAAGCTCAGAAGAGAAGTCCTGGTAGATAGTAGGCCCGCAGAAGCGCCAGACGCCTTTAAGATCGATCTGGATATAGACGATACTAGCTTCTCTTGGAAGGTATCACAGACTACAATAGACGTCGTAAAAGAGAAGTTCCGGACTTTAGACCCCTCGGAACGTATGGGAACCAATGAGATGGCCAAGGCCATACACAGGCGGAAACAGGACGTCTCACTAGCCCTGCAATCCCTTTACCGGCAAGGACTTATAGAGAAGTGCGAAGGCGGCTATTCGTGGGTAGAAGTTCCCTTATGACCCCCGCACACTAGTAGTTCCCACCCCACCCCCTTTAGAGGGGGGTGGAACAGGAACTAGGTAGTGCTGCTACGATTGTGAGAAGGGTACTAAATGAAGATTCTAGTATGTGGTAGCAGGAACTGGACAGACAAAAAGATCATCGCGCAGGTGCTATCTACCTATCCACTGGGAACAGTCATTATGCATGGTGATTGTCGTGGAGCAGATTGGATAGCTCGTGATGTGGCTATCGAACTAGGATTCTACGTAAGTCCATATCCAGCCGATTGGACACAGTATGGCAAGAAAGCTGGTCCTATCCGTAACCGTGAGATGCTCGACCAGCACCCCGATCTAGTAATTGCCTTCCATAATAACTTGGACAGCTCTAAAGGCACTAAAGATTGCGTAGAAGAAGCGGAACTACGAGGAATAAAGGTCG